CAGAAATCATTTTACCAACGAATGAAGAGCGTACAGCTGTTTGTTGTTTGTCTTCTTTGAACTTGGAAACATATGATGAGTGGAAGAACGACTCACAGTTCATTAAAGACGTTGCAGAGATGTTGGACAACGTCCTACAGTACTTTATTGATAATGCACCTGATAGTATTGCTCGTGCAAGATACTCTGCGGAACGTGAACGTAGTATTGGCCTTGGTGCATTAGGTTTCCATGCTTACTTGCAACGTAACGGTATCGCCTTTGAAGGTGTCATGGCAAAAGTTGCCAACAATAAGATTTTCAAATATATTCAGGAGAAGATGAATGAATCAAACCTCATTCTTGGCAAGGAACGTGGGGAAGCTCCGGATGCTGTTGGCACTGGTAAACGTTTTAGTCATACTATGGCTATTGCTCCAAATGCTTCTTCGTCTATCATCTTGGGAAATACTTCTCCTAGTGTCGAACCTTATCGTGCTAATGCATATCGTCAGGACACTTTATCTGGAGCATTTTTAAACAAAAATCGTTGGTTAGACGAATTGTTAAGAAAAAAAGAACCTAATGAAGAAAAAATGCAAGACATTTGGTCTTCTATCATTGCTAATGACGGTTCAGTACAACACTTGGACATGTTGGATGAAAATGAGAAGGCTGTATTCAAGACTTCTATGGAAATCGACCAACGTTGGGTAATCGAACACGCTGCTGACCGTCAACAATATATTGACCAAGCACAATCGTTAAACGTGTTCTTCCGTCCTGATAGTAATATCAAATACATCCATGCGATTCACTTTATGGCATGGAAAAAAGGTTTGAAGACTATGTACTATCTTCGTTCTGAGAAAATTGGTAAGGCAGATAAGGTCTCTAAGAAAATTGAAAGAGAAGTAATTAAAGAACTTGATATGTCACAACTTGCACAAGGTAATGACTGTATCGCTTGCGAAGGATAAGAAAAATGAAACAACTATTAAAATTCTCGGCCACTTGGTGTGGTCCTTGTAAGTCAATGGCAAACAACATGAAACACGTAGACTTTGGTGACGTAGAGTTGGTTGAAGTTGATATCGAAGAACAATCCGATAAAGCAACTCAATACGGAATTCGTGGAGTACCAACGGTGGTTCTCTTAGAAGACGGTGTTGAAGTGAAACGCAAATCGGGTGTTATGATGGCAGACCAAATTGAGGCATTCATCAAATGATTAAACGATTATCAACAAGTAGAATTACGGATGAACGTAACTCTTTTAAGCCGTTCAACTATCCATGGGCATATGATGCATGGTTGAAACATGAGCAATCCCATTGGTTGCATACAGAAGTTCCAATGCTTGAAGATGAAAAAGATTGGAAGAAGAAATTATCAAATGAAGAAAAACAATTCCTCACTCACATTTTTAGATTCTTTACTCAGGGTGACATTGACGTTGCTGGTGGTTACGTTAATAATTACCTTCCCTATTTTCCTCAGCCTGAAATTCGCATGATGTTGTTGGGCTTCGCTGCGCGTGAAGCCTTACACATTGCTGCTTACTCTCACTTGATTGAAACTCTAGGTCTACCAGAAACCGTTTATAACGAGTTCTTGGAATACCAAGAGATGAAAGAGAAACATGATTATGTGTTGGATATCTCCGGACATAATACAACCAAAGAGAACACAGCAAAACACATTGCAACATTCTCGGCATTCACCGAAGGTATGCAGTTGTTCTCATCATTCATTATGTTGTTGAACTTTCCACGCCACGGCAAGATGAAGGGTATGGGTCAAATCGTTACTTGGTCCATCGTTGATGAAACTCAACACACCGAGAATATGATTCGTTTGTTCAAAGAGTACATAAAAGAGAACAATGAAATCTGGAATGATGAATTGAAAGGTGAACTATATACCATCGCAGAAAAGATGGTAGAGTTGGAAGACAAGTTTATTGACTTGGCATTCAAAATGGGACCTATGGAAAACTTGACACCGGAAGATGTTAAGAAATATATTCGTTACATTGCTGACCGCCGTCTAATCTCGCTTGGCCTAAAAGGTATCTTTAAGGTCAAACGTAATCCTCTCCCTTGGGTTGAGGAAATGATTAACGCACCAACTCACACCAACTTCTTTGAGAATCGTTCAACCGATTATGCAAAGGGTGCCACATCAGGTAAGTGGAGTGATGTTTGGGCTCATTAAGGACCAAATATGACAGAACGTAACGTAACAGGTGATTGCAGTAGTTGTGAATCAACGTATGAAGTAACATACGAAGAAGAACTGACTTCCGAAAATGTACCTGAGTATTGTCCATTTTGTGGTGAACCGATTGAGGTTTTATCTGAGAACTATATAGAAGATAGTGACTTAGATGAAGATGACCTCAAATGGGACTGAACTGGATATACGATAATAAAGACTTTACAGAAGATATGGTTGGTGACTTGATAGGATTCGTCTATATCATCACCAACCTTTCTACTGGTAGAAAATACATTGGCAAGAAGTTCTTCCAATCCTCGAAGACTAAGGTCGTAAAGGGAAAGAAGAAAAAGTTTAAAGTACCAAGTGATTGGCAAACTTATTATGGTTCCAACGAGGAACTTAAAAAAGATGTTACAATACAAGGTCGTGAGCTCTTCAAGCGAGAGATTCTGCACTTATGCGTTTCAAAAGGTACATGTGGTTACCTTGAAGCCAAAGAGCAGTTTGTCCAAGGTGCCTTGGAGAGCAACGACTACTATAATAGTTGGATTATGGTACGAGTTCGAAAAGACCACATTAAAGGATTGCAGTGTTAGACGTTTTCAAAGAAATGAAGGATTATGATATCCTTTTCTTCACACCACACGAAGAAGAAGAAGACCAAGTTAAAGTTGAATCTGCGATTTACAAGAATCGTGGAGAACCACTAGACATACATTGTGAAGGTATACATCATTCGTTCGACATTGTTTTGTTTAGAGTTGATGATGAAGAAGGTATTGTTGACCTAGAAAGATTCCAAGGAGTTCTAACAGAACCTAGGGAATATGTCTCCAGGATGATTAGGAGTGACTATTTCGGTATGGTGGCACGTAAGACTACTACCTCCGAAAAAGTCGTACAGGACGCGTTTGACATTTGGTCCAAAATCTGATACAATAGATTTCTTATTGAAAGTATATAATGATTCTTGTTGACTTAAACCAAGTGATTCTTGCCGGCATGATGGCACAAATCGCAAATGCAAAACCAAAGATGAAACTTGAGGAAGACCTCATTCGTCACATGGTTCTAAACATTCTACGTGGACACCTCCGCAATTTCCGTCAAGAATACGGAGAAGTTGTGTTGTGTTCAGATAACCGTAAATACTGGCGCAAGGAATACTTTCCTTACTACAAGGCCAACCGCAAAAAGACACGAGCAAAATCTGACCTTGATTGGCACATGATTTTTGACATTCTTGCTAAAATCAAGGATGAACTCCGTGAAAACTTCCCATATAAAGTAATTGACGTTGAAGGTGCTGAGGCTGATGACATTATCGGTACTTTGGTTCCTCGCCACATCATGCACGAGAATATTTTGATTCTCTCCAGTGATGGTGACTTCTTGCAGTTACAACAATACAATGGTCGTTCACAATACACCGTTAAACAATGGAATCCAGCACAAAAGAAGTTTCTTATCTCGGATAATCCATTGCAAGACTTGAAAGAAAAAGTTGTATGCGGAGATAAAGGTGATGGTATTCCAAACATCATGTCTCCTGGTGACACATTCGTTCGAGAGATTCGCCAGAAGACTATGACAGAAGGTAAACTGACCAAATTCATGGCGGAGAACTACACTGAGTATGACGAGACAGCAAAGATTGGTTGGACTCGCAACAATGTACTAATTGACTTGCGGAACATTCCTGGTGATATTCAAACCAAAATTATAAATAGCTACGAGGAGACTAAACCTGCCGGCAAAGGCAAGATTTTGAACTATCTCATTGCAAACAAACTAAGACTACTAATTGACGTTATTGAGGAATTTTAATGAGCGCTAAAGCCATCTATGAAGTATTTGATGAATTTGAAACGGCCAAGAATAAGGCTGCTCGAATGGGAGTCATCGAACGCAACCTTTCACCAGTTTTGACACAGGTATTGGAATTAACTTTTCATCCAAACTACCAGTGGATTATTAAAGAACTTCCTGACAACTACAAAGTGCCAACTGATATGTTGCCGGGAATTACACATGATAGTCTCAATTCACAATTACGTAGACTGTATATGTTCTTGGATGGTCATCCAACTGCACAAGCATTGTCGGAAAAACGCCGTAATGAGTTATTGATTCAAATGTTAGAGTCTATTGAACCGCGAGAAGCAGAAGTTATCTTGGGTATTTTTCAAAAAGACCAACACGTTAAAGGTCTAACATACGCATTTGTGAAAGAGGCATTTCCTGCAATGTTGCCATGATAAAACGAGAAAAAATCATAGTTGTTTCTGGAGAATTTGATTCCTTTGATTATTATGATTTGAGTTTTCTCCAAAGATGTAAAGATATGGGACACTGGCTGATTGTTGGTGTCCATAGCGATATGTTTATGGAGTATTGCCAAGGTGGAATGAAATTTCCATTTGAGGCAAGAAAAGCTCTGTTAGAATCACTTGATTTTGTGGATGAAGTTTTCCGATTCAATGACGGTGATGGAACCGTATGCAATTTACTAAAATTAGTAAAGTACCTATATCCTATGTCAGATATCACTTATGTGTCTGATATTGATATGCAAGATATGCCCGAAACTAAAATCAGAGGCATAAAATTTCTATTGTTGAAGCAGGAGTAGTTTTAAGTGGGTAAGACCGTAGTAAAGTATCGTAAGGACCGTGAATACGGAGATGACGATTATGGAACAAGAAATAGACGAGGCGTGGCACCTGACACCAGAACCCGCCGTAAAGTAAGATATGAAGAAGTCCTCGAGCAACTCGATGATGAAAACAACTTTGTATTGGATGAGGATGGTCTTGCCACCTGAGTTGTAGGAATACAACAGACCTCTTGTAGTCCTGGAGGAGTGTGTTATAATACATATTATGATGATACACACTCACTCCCGGAAGTCAAAGCAGAAAACCCAACCTAAAGCTGTGCGTGAAGAATACGCAAAGTGGTTGGATTCTCATAAACCTAAGAAAATCGTCACACCAAAGAGTGTGCCGTTTACCTATTCCCTTTCCACACCTCCTGGTCGTGAAACTGTGCGTCATCCATCACTAAACACAGGCCTCGGTAATGCAACAAAAGCAGAACCGAAGGTTTACACTGGCGACAAGATGTTAGGAATTGCCACAATGCACAAATCCAACTCTGTTCCTGTCTTCCGCAAAGAAGATGCTGTTGCCATTTCGAGCATGAGGCGTTAAAATGAAAAGAAATCTAAGTTTTGTTGTTGAACTGAAGCGTCCGGTGTGTCGTACACCGATAAAACCGGTTCAGGAACACAAAAATGTCGCAAAATACTGTCGTAAAGACAAACACAAGCGTGATTTGTCGCAAATCGCTGCTCTAGGAGATTAAAATGTCGCAAAATTATGACTTTACTGAGCTAGACCAAGCAATTCGGCGCATGGCTGTTGAACGTCAGTTCCAAGAAGACTTGGAAAACTACGGAAAATCATGGGTTTGCGATGTTGACGATGCAAATGACGGCACCGGCGATGCAATTTTGACTTTTCCTGATGAATTAGTCATGTTGAAGGGTTGGAAAGAGGGCACAGTGCTCAATATGGAAGTTGAAGAACGTCCAGCAGGCAATGTTTTGATTATTACAGAAGTGACAGATGCTACTAGAGACTAAATCGTTATTGGCCAAACTGATGGCCACAGAAAATTTGCATATCGAGCAACGAAAAGTCGATACCGCAAGTTTTAATACCAAAACTCGTGTACTGACTGTACCCATTTTGGACAAAGAAGTACCTGCCTACACTTATGACTTGTTTATGGGTCACGAGGTTGGCCACGCCTTGTGGACTCCTGCTGAAGGTTGGGTTGAAGCACAACTTGATAATGTCAACAAGGACATTCTGAACGTTGTTGAAGATTCACGTATCGAACGTAAAATCAAATACAAATATCCAGGTATTCGCAACTCGTTTGCAAAAGCATACAAAGACCTAGATGACCAAAACTTTTTTGGTACCGATGGCAAAGACCTCGATAAACTCAACTTTATTGACCGTATCAATCTACACCAAAAAGTTGGTGCTGGACTGAATATTCGTTTCAATGAAGAAGAACGTGAATTACTAAGTGCTGTTGAAGGAACTGATAAGTTTTCCGAAGTTATTGAGGTGTCTAAACGCATACAGGAATACCTCAAGTCCAAGGTACAAGAAGAACTCACACAACCACAACCTAAAAAACAAAAGGTCAAGGTTGTCATCACGAACGAAGACACAACCGAAGAAGAAAAGTCAATGGAGATTCCAGAAGGAATTGATCCAGATGCTGATACAGAATTCGAATTTGAATATGAAGATAAACCAAGTGACGGTGAATCAAAGGAAGAAACTGAACCATCAGATAACACCGGAGAAGATGAATCAGTTGAAGAAGATATTCCAGAAACTTCTGGAGGAACCTCAGATAGTGGAGAACCGGAAGACGAGGAGAGCGAAGAAGAATCCGAATCAGGTCAAGGCGGAAAAGCAATTAAAAGAAGCTCTAGAAAATGAAATGCGTTCGTTCACCAACGAATCATACAAAGAGAACGAAAAACAACTTTTCGATAACGGTCCAGGTTCATTCACTTATGTGGATATTCCACGATTCGATACTGAGCGTGCAATCTTCAATTACAAAGATTTGTATAAACTCTATAAAACAGATTTCGATAAAACGGATATCAAAGAGTTCAATCGTATTCGCACTGAATCTAACAAGGTAGTTTCCTATCTTGTCAAAGAATTTGAACTGCGTAAAAATGCGGATGAAATGAAACGTGTCAGTATCGCCAAAACTGGTGAACTGAATATGGGTAAGATTTTCTCCTACAAGTTCAGTGAAGACATTTTCAAGAAAGTTGCAGTGATGCCTGGTGGTAAATCACACGGCCTCGTGATGTTCTTGGATTGGTCAGGTTCTATGCACTCACATTTGGAGAACACAATCAAACAATTGATTTCTCTGGTGTTGTTCTGTAAGAAAGTGAATGTGCCTTATGAGGTATATGCTTTCTCT